CCGCCCAAGGCCATGTCACGGTATTCGAAACTTTGATAGCCGACCAGTGGGCGGTAGTTACCCTGCGCGTCAAGGAACACCAATCCGCTTGGGTAGAAAATATCAACTTCAATGGCGGTTACGAGTTCACCAGGGGGGCACGCTGGGAATGGCCCACGATACCCGCCGGACAGGTTTGAGCTATCAAGCAGCACTTGCCCTTGGTTGGATGACAAGCTAACCCAGCCAGGCCAAGCATTGTCATCCGTGCCACCTGACTTAATACGCTTAACCTGCAACGCTTGCGCGGTGTAGGCGAGTATCCTGAACCGCAAGCCACGGTACGACATCGACATCGTCACGGGTCCAATTTTAAGACCCGTGCCAGGCGCCCCGCCGTCATAGTCAACTTCCATTGTCGTCGCAGTGACCGCGTGCACGACGTAGAACCCGGAATTGTCACCGTTAATTTGAATAGTGTCGCCTGGTACAAAATTGTGTTGCGCTATCGGTCCGGTGATAACGTCGCGACCGCCTGACCCTGTACCGTCCGCGATAGTGTAATTGTACGGTGCGGCCACGTTGATCAGTGTCCCCGGCGTCCAGTCGGCCGGAAAGCTGCCGGCGCCCACCGGAATGCCAACGATGTCTGAGTTGAAGGTGAATACCGAAGCGTTGACACTACTGGATAAAGACGACTCTACAGTCAGTTCCAGCCCTGCTGCACCAGTGTTGCTGTTGCCAACTTCCGGTGCTGTGTACCAGAAGAAATGCGCGGAGTCTGCCGTTAAGTCAGCCCCGGGCCCATATATCGCAAACGTCGCGGCAGTGCCCATCGTAAGCAATGGTGTTTCACCTGTCTTGACTTGCGCAAGATCAACGTTGTACGAGCCTCGTCCGATGCTCAACATCATTTCTGTGCGCGGCACACGTGGGCCGGCGTAATACGTGCGCGGCGGGCACAGGTAGTCAGGGTAGCGTTGTGGATTAAAGCCGAACAGCTCAGGTTGAACGTCGTTGATCTTGACCTTGTTTCCCTTGCTGCTTCCTTGGTCCAACGGGTCGCCACGCTCGCCACCGCCTGAATTGTTGAAACCGGGAATGCGCGGCATCAATGCCGCCAACACAGCCTTGGCCCCAAAGATCAGCGCGAACGTGATAGAAAACGGATCAGTACCTTTCGGTTCGCGGTAAATCTCAACCGTATCCGCCGGCGTAATTTGGGCTGTCAACCACTGTCGTGGAAACAGCACTGAACCGTTTACGAAAACGCTGATAGCAAGCCGATTGAGCGGCGTTGAACGTTCGATGCCATGGCGATAAAGCCAAGTAGCTACGGTTTGTGGTTTGCGGATTTTGTAAGTTTCTTTACCCGCGTCATCAAGACGACTAGCGTACACTTCAATCATTGTATGTCTCGATGGTAAGTGACCGTGACGTGGTCGCGCTTCCACCTGTGAAGCGGTAGGCAACGTGGACCACGCGTAGGGTTAATTTCGAGTACGTGTAACCCGTCCGAGGTGTCCAGCACAAGGGCGACGTGCGTACATATTCGCCCCACCATTACCGCGGCGATAGCCCCATGTTCTGGCTCGCATCGCTCCATGCACGACGACTCTTCCTCGTAAGCTCGTGTGAACTCGCGGGGGTCGGTGTTGCGCAGACTCCCGTATTCGGCGAGAAGTCGCTTACCAAGTTCTACATGTCGTGCAATCCGCACTAAACCCCAGCAGTCGTACTGGTCAGGTCCTCGTGCGCCGTCCAGGTAAGTGCACGACAAATATTTATTGACCCATTCCATCAAATGTACCTCAACCCGGGTGCAAAGTTGACTGTGTACAGCTCCCTCGGCCACGCTACTCCTATCATGTTGAAGAAACCAGTTTGCAGTTGTGCTTCAACGCCTTGGATACTGCCGGAAAGCAACGTTAGCACGTACGGCTTTTCCGCGGGCGCAAGCAGGTTGCCGCTCAGATAAGTTCTGTAAATCGCTGTGACACGTGCCTTGGCTTCGATGGCGGCGTCAACCCGCTGTGACACTTCGCCTGTCGTATTATCTACCGCGAAAGCCAGGGTCTGGTTACCCTTGTTGTTTTTCGAGGCTAAGGCGATATCAATATTTGCGCCGATGAAGGTAACGGTGCGTGCGTCCTCTGTCACCGCTGTGATATCGCTGAAGCCCGTACAGATAAATACCGGCTCTGCCCATGCGTCACAGACCAGTTCTAGCGTACGTATAATGCAATCCCGTCGCTCGTTAGCCCCCGCGTTAACCTCAGCGAGAATTACACTCATGCTGCGCCTGGCCCGGTAACGTTCAGCAACGCCCCGCTAGAAGCTTGGCAACCTGAGATATGGTCAAAGGCTGTAGCCAACGAATAGTTAGCTGTTGCGTTAGCAGAGAACACGCACCCCGTGGTGATGGATGCTGAACCTGCGCCAGTTGTCAGGCCACGCCCAAGGTTGTTGTACATCCGCGATCCGCTGATAACCAGCTGGGTGGTGTTAAGAGCTGTCAAGATGCCGTCACCCGTTGCATTGAGGCATTGCGCACCATTGATTGTCACGCCGGTGCACCCACCGAAGTACATCGCCGGGATACCAGCTGTAGCGCCGCCAAGTCCGCGCCGACCAGCGGCATAGTGGTTGTCAATCTGTACTTCTGTACACGATGCGAAGTAGGACGCAGTATCGTCGCAAAGACCCGTTGTGCACATGACCAAGCGTGGATAGCCGCAAGACTGGAACGTAAAGCCACGGCCGCCACAGGTGTCAGCGAAGCAACGGCGCAGGTAGACAGCTAAGCAGCTGTTGAAACTGAAGCCGATTTGACCGCCGTTGGTGCCGACAACTAGACCGGTTGTACCTGTCACTTCGCAGTTGTCGAACAGACAGCCTTGGTTGTTGACGATACTGAAGCCTGTGTAGTTTTGTGCTGTGACGTTGCCAACGTAGTCCATCGCAATATCCCGGCACTCTAGGAACGCCCACACATCGCGAAAGAAGATACCCGGACCCTTTGTCAAACGGCTGCTGACATTGCGGATCCGAACGTTGGTCGCAACGTTGGTCGCGTGATTGTCATCTGTGGCAAACCCTTTGCAACTGTAAAGGGTCATGTCTTCAAGCGTCACATATTCCAGGCTACCTGCCGCAGTGTTAACCAAGAATAGGTAGGTCGAAGCAGTCATCGCCGTGCATTCGAACAGGAACCCGCTTACGGTGTTCGCCTGCTTCAAAATTACCGTAGTGGCCCCGGAAATATAAACGCTTGAGCCTGCCCCTTTGATGCCGCGCAGTGACTTGTTAGCGACCATCGTAATCGCGCCGGTCCAAAGGTACGGCCCGGCACCAAAGGTGACTTCCTTGATAGAGGCGGCAGCGAGTGCCGCGTTAATCGCAGGAACACTGTTTGTAGTGGCGTCTGGCTTGGCGCCGAACTGTTCGATGTTTACGCTGCCGTTGTGACACAGGAACCAGCGGACGTTGTTTGCGTCCACTAGAATACTGCCGCCGTTGCTAACTGAAGTGATGTCGCCAGGTACACGCCGATAGAAAGCCCCACCGCCAGTGTCACCGGCAGCGTAATAACCCGATGTCATTTGGAAGTTCACACCTGCGGGCGCGCCAAGCAGCAGGTCAGCCACGGTAGCCACGGTGCGGAAACTGTTTGAGCCAACTACGGCAGACGCCAATGCGGCCAAGGTTTCGGCGACCGTCGTACCCTCATAGCCAACAAGAGCTGCGCCTTTCAGGGGGTCAGAATTGTCAGCTAGGTCGAGACGCAAGGCGCCGTCATCGGTAAACGCAAGGAAACTCGTTTGATCGGTAGCCCAGTTGCCAGTGGTAGTGAACGGTAACGGGACATCAGGCGCCAAGTGGTACTTCACGCCAGCGCGCACGATGTACTGGTTACGTGAAGTAACGACGATACCTGGCACGCCGTCAACATAGTCGGCCAGGTATACGAAACCAAAGCTGTTAAGCAGTGTTTGGAATTGTGTTTCCATACCGGCCCACGTTTCACGCCGACGGTCGAAGCGGTCGCGGAACGAAGGCGACATCGAATTCATCGCGTCGTCCATGTTGGACGCGTTGTCGTACAAGTCTTTGGGCGACGTTGAACCCAGCGGATTCAGGGTGTTGTAAGTGTTAGTCATTAGTACCACCGACCGATAGCTACAAGTTCAAGGAGTGCAGCAGTGGCACTGGTCACAGGGCTGAATACCGCCCAGCTCCCCCAGTTGCTAGCGCTTTTGGGGGTCGGCGAAGAATAGTATGCGCCCCATCCGCCGTTACCCGGAGCATTACCGAAGGAGAATATGCGTGGTGTTGCGATAAACGGCTTGTCAAACGCACCCATGGCAGTTGCTACGGATGTAAAAAGAGTACCAGCCCCTGCGGTGGTGCCGCCTAACGTTGCCGACTTCAAATAAATCTGTAACCCGTTGGCGAACCGATAGCAATCGCCGCCTGCCCCTGTTGTGTACTCCATCGCCGCGCCAGTA